AGGGACAGGGACAGGGACAGGGACAGGGAATAATATTGAAGAAGATGAGCGCGCAAGCGTGAAGCCGGGGAGCGCCGAGGAGACGGCCCGCCTGATCGGCAACGCTGCGGGGATCAATCACAATCCCGCCAACGACCCGGCCCGCTTCGCCGACAACCTGGCCCATGTGCGTGACTGGCTCGCCCTAGGCGCGACCGTCGAGATGATGACGGACGCCGCCAGCCGGGCATGCGCTGCGCAATCCCAGCCGATCCGCAGCTTCCGGTATCTGGACGGGCCGATCCGTCAGGCGGTGGCGAAGGCGAAGGGCCCGTCCGCAGCGAAGCCCAAGGGCGACAAGCCCAAGCCACTGCCGTCGGGCGGCGCGCTGTTCCAGCGGCTCCAGGCTGGCGAGATCAGCCAGGCGGAGTTCGATCAGGAACGGGCCAAGCTGCTGGCGGATGAGCGGCGGCCCGCGCGGCGCGGCAAGCCGGTGCAAGCGTCGATCGGACAATTGGCCAGCCGGTTGGCGGGCGGACGCGCATGATGGCGTTCGGCACGGATTATCGGTAAAGAACAAGTAGAGAACGGAGCATTCGGGGCATGGCACGGCGGAAATCAGCGGCACGCAGGCAGGAGCGGCAACATCGCGAAATCGTAGGGCCGACGCCCGAGCAGATGAATCGGGCAAACTACGGCATCAGCGACATCGTGGACGTTGAGCCCGGCAAGACTGCGGTGACGATCGGCAAGGCCTATCGGCGCGAGCCCTACTTCGAGGAGCTTGCCCGTCGTGAAGGCACCGGCATCAGCGCGGACGATCTGCGTTGCCTGCGGTTTTATCGGAACCGGTTCGAAGCCTGCCAGCGCTCGCCGGTCAAGTCCGTGCTCAACCGGGACCAAGGCGCTGGGGCGGGCGAAGGCCCGATGCTGGCGGCAATGATCTCGTCGGACGAGTTCAAGTTCCTCGAATGCGGCGTGCGGGGCGCCACGGTGCATACGCTCCGCGCCATCGCCCTGGAGGACAAGAGCTACGCCCAGGTGGCCATGGAGCGCTGGGGCAGTCGAGAGCAGCAGTGGATCGTGAAGGGTGAGCATAAGACGAAGCTTGTCCCGAAGTCCGGGCGACACGCTGAGATGGTGCGCGGCGAGTTTCTTGATGCCCTCGCCCGCCTGACGGATCGCACCCTTCCTTACATTCGAACCGGTTAAGGGTTGCGCCGGGGTGCCGGGTGTGCCAACTATCACGCCATAGGAACTGCGCCCGGTGCCCAACGGCATTCGGGCGTTTCGTTTATCTGCGCCGGGTTGATGGCCGGTGAGCCGAACAATGTTTGTCGGGTGGCTGTTGCGGTCTACGCCCGCGCTCATCTCGCGGCTGCACCACGTTCAAGCACGAGGTCGGCATGTCGATATGGCAGCGCATACGGTGCGCCTTCGGGCGGCACGAATGGGTTACGGGCGACGGCCATTGGCGGCGATGGTGCATCGACTGTGGATGCGGCAGTTCGCCGCCGCCCGTGCGCCCGCACCTGATAGTCTGCGACGGCAAGGTGATCGGCATCCAGCCGCTGGCACCGCCGCCTGCACCGCCCGATGCCCCGCCTCCGCCACGGGCCACCCGGTGACGTAATATTGTTGCGTCGCCACGTAACGAAACCACCCCTCCCTTGGGTCCTTCCGGGGGAACCACCTATACGGGGGGCAAAGGCGCAGAACCGCGCTAGCCACAGAAATCGCCTTAGTTCTTCCTCCCTCAAGTAATAAACGACGGATTTCTGCGGGTTTCACAGTAATCGAACAGGGAAGTGCATGGACATTGACCTGAACGAGCCGACCCGGCCGCAACTTGCATCGCTATTTGGCTGCTCCAGCCGCTGGATCGGCGAGCTGCGCGCGAAGGGCGACCTGCCGGCAGACGGCGCAAGCTGGGCGGAAAACCTCGAGGCCTATGTCGGCATCAAGGTCGGCCGTCATGATCCTGACAGCCTCGACCTGGAAACGGAACGCGCCCGGCTGGCGAAGGAACAGGCCGACGCCAAAGCCATGGACAATGCTGAGCGCCGCAGGGAACTGGCGTCCCGCACCGACATGGTGGCCGCGGGCGCTGGCGTTATCATCATGGCCGTGGCCCGGCTCCAACAGGTCGGGGCGCAGGTCGCGCAGGGCGATACGAAGCTGCGCAAGAGGATCGAAACCGCGATCAACGACGTGCTGACCGACCTGAGCATGACGCGCATTGAGGAGGCGGTAGGCGGGGGCTTTGATGACGAAGACGCCCCCGGAGAAACAGACGACTAAGACCCTGCGCGTCACCAGCGCCGACGGCGCTATCGTTGCCCAGCAGTGGCTTGCTTCATTCGCGCCAAAGATCAGGCCGCCGCTGTCGCAGTTCATGGTCGACCATGCCCGGTCTGACGATGGCGCGAAGATCCGTCCGTTCCCCTTTCAGGCGGATATGGCGGACGCCTTCACCGACCCGGAGACGGCGCAGGTATCGGTCCGGAAGAGCAGCCGCATCGGCTATTCGACGATCCTGCAAAGTTTCGTCGCGTGGCGGATCAAATACGACCCGGCGCGCACGCTGATCTATCAGCCCACGATCGACGACGCGGAAAAGTTTAGCCGCGACGATCTCGATCCGGTGCTGCAATGGCCGATTGTTCGGACGGTCGCCACATTCAAGCCGCGGCACTCGGACAACCAGATCCGGGCCAAGCGCTACAAGGGCGGCTGGATACAGATCAAGGGCGCGAACAGCCCGAAAGAGTTCCGGCGCGTCACATCGGACGACGTGTTCCTCGAAGAATGCGACGGCTATCCGTGGGCATCGAAAGAGGAAGGCGATCCAGCCCGACTTGCGTTCAAGCGCAATCTGACATCGCCGCGCAGGTTCAGCGCGGCCGGCTCGACGCCAAAGGTTAAAGGTTTCAGCCGCATTGACGCCCTGTTTGAGCAGGGCAGTCAGGAATATCGATATGTGCCCTGCCCGCACTGCGGGCATGTGCAAACTCTGGTGTTCGGCGACGGCACCGGCCCGGGCATTCGCTGGGCACCAAAGGAGAACCCTACCCGCGCCTGGTATCGGTGCGAAAACGGCTGCGACATCGAAGAGGCCGAAAAGCCTTGGATGGACGAGAACGGAGAATGGCGGGCGCACAACCCCGACGCATTCCCCCGACATCGATCCTTCCATATCTGGGCGGCCTATAGCCAGCACCCCGGCGCCGCATGGCTGGAAATCGCCCGGGAGTTCATGGAGGTCCGCAAGGACCCCAACCTGTTGCGCACGTTCGTCAATCAGGTGCTCGGCGAAGCATGGGCCGAGCGCGGTGAGGCTCCAGAGTGGCAGCGGCTATATGATCGGCGCGAGAAGGACATGCAGCTTGGGACGCCGCCATCATGGGCCGGGCTGCTGATCGGCGCCGCTGACGTCCAACGCGGCGGCGGCGGGCGCATTGACATGGACATCTGGGCATTCGGCCCGGGCAAGAAACGAGCTTTCGTTGAGCGCGTCGAGGTGTTCGGGCCGATTGCGGACAAGAAGACTTGGCAAAAGCTGGATAGCGAGGTCGCCCGCGAGTGGGTGTCTGCCGACGGCCGATCAATGCGACTTGCCCGCGTTGCGGTCGATTCCGGGGACGGCGAGAATACGATGGAGGTGTACGGGTGGGCCCGGCGCCATCCGGGCTTCGCCATGGCGGTGAAAGGCCGGGAAAGCATCGCCGCCCAACAGGCCATCGGGGCGCCCAGTTGGCAGGACGTAACGGTCAACGGTCGGAAGCTGAAACGCGGTGTCCGGCTTTGGAATATCGGCACATCGATGTTGAAGATGGAGCTCTACGGGCAGCTCGGTCTGGAGAAACCGGTCGACGGCGAGGGTTATCCCGACGGCTACATCTATCTGCCGGACGGCCTTGGGGACGAGTGGATCAAACAGCTGGTGGCCGAAGAGCTTCGCTTCGTGAAGATGCGGAACGGCGGCGTTCGGCGCGAGTGGCACAAGACGCGGGATCGAAACGAAGCCCTTGATAACGCCATTTACGCTCGTGCGATCGCGATCAGCTTGGGCATCGACCAATGGAAGGTGCGGCAGTGGCAGCGCGCAATGGGGCAGATGACTGCGCCGCGCGAAGCCATCGAGCCGGATCCGGCAGCGGCCGCTGAGCAGCCGCCGGCAAACAACGATCCTGCTGCTTCCCCGTCAAAACCTGTTCGGAAGCAAAAGCCCCGGCGCGAAAACCCTTACACCAGCAGGAGGCGGTGACATGACCACATGGACCGAAGCTGACCTCATTGCGGTGAGGAAGGCCATCTCGAGCGGCGTCCGCTCCGTCACGTTCGCGGACGGACGTAAGACCGAATATCATTCGCTTGATCAGCTGCTCGCAGCCGAACGGGTGATCGATACGCAACTTCAGATGCAATCGCAGGCTGTTAGCGGCGTTTCGCGCCGCCGCACCCCCTACTACAGGAGCGGCCTATAATGGCCGGCATATTTAAGCGGATTTTTGGCGCCGCAATGGATGAAGAAGCGCCGCCGGAAAGACCTGCTCACAAGGTCATCCGTAGAACCTATCGTGAGCGCGAAGAGTACGACGGCGCAACGGTCGGACGTCGGTCAGCAGGCTGGCGCCGAACCAAACTAGATGCGAATGGCGAGCTTTCGCCAGCTGTGCAGATCGCGCTGCGCGGCATTGCGCGGGATCTCGACCGGAACAACCCTTGGGCGCATTCGGCTGCGAACAAGATCGCCGAGCATATCGTCGGGACCGGGATCACCTTTCAGGTGTACCGCGATGGCAAGGTGGACGACACGTTGAATGCGCTCGCGCGGGAGCACTTCGATACCACAGCTTGCGACGCGTCCGGTCGTCACGACCTGTACGGCCTTCAGCTTCAGGCGGCGCGCACGATCGTCGTGAGTGGGGGCGCGCTTCTGCGTCGGCGGTGGCGCCGCCGTGCAGATCGCCTACCCCTGCCCATGCAACTGCAGCTGGTTGAGCCGGACTATATCGACATGTCGCGAAACGGGCCTATGGCATCGGCTCCGGGCGTGAATGGCGGCTTCTACGTTCATGGGATTCAGTTCAGCCCGCTCGGTCGCCGTGAAGGGTACTGGCTCTATAACGGCCATCCCGGCGCTACGCGCCCGAGCGATAGCGGCTCTACCTTTGTGCCAGACCGCGATGTCGCGCATGTGTTCCGCGCTGACCGACCTGAGCAGGAACACGGAGCGACCTGGTTCGCGCCGATCATTCTTCGCCTCAAGGACTTTGGCGATTACGAGGACGCGCAGCTAACCCGGCAAAAGATCGCCGCCGCCTTCGCTGGCTTCGTAAAGGGTGATGTTGACGGGCAGTTTCCCGGCATTGGGACGGGCAACGAGGAAGATCCGCAGGAACGAGAACCGCTCGATTTCGTGGATTCTGGCACCATCCAGTATCTGCGGCCCGGCGAGGAAATCACATTCCCTTCGCCGCCGTCGGTCGATGGATACATGGACTATTCCCGCGTTTCCCAGCGCGCGATCGCGGCAGGCCTTGGCATTCCATACGAAATCATGACTGGCGATCTATCGCAGGTCAGTTTCATCTCCGGGCGGCTGGGTCGCCTCACCTTCAATCGGTCACTCGCCACATGGCAGTGGCTCATGTTCATCCCGCAATTTTGCACAGCGGTGGAACGCTTCTTTCTCGATGCCGCTGAAATGGCCGGGCACGACATCGCTGGGGTTTCTATGCGCTGGACGCCGCCGAAGCAGGAGATGCTCGATCCGGCGAGCGAAGTTCCCGCTAACCGCGATGCCGTCCGGTCGGGCCAGAAAACGCACAGTCAGGTTATCCGCGAGAACGGCGACGACCCTGATACCTTCTTCGCTGAAATGGCAGCCGACCTGAAGCGGCTCGATGATCTCGGCATTGTGCTCGACAGCGATCCGCGCCGGGTCACCCAAGCAGGTAACGCCGTGCAAATCCCTAACGCGGACGAGAGGAAGCCCGCAAAATGACAGAAATCCTGATTTACGGGATCGTCGGCGATAGCTGGGACGGTCTTGACGCGAACACACTCGTTCCAATGATTTCCGACGGCGACGACAATTTGGATGTTCGGATCAACAGCCCTGGCGGATACGTCATGGAAGGGCTCGCGATCTACAATGCGATCATCCGCCAGAAGGCGAAGGGCCGGAAAGTCACGACCTATATCGATGGCCTCGCCGCCTCAATGGGGTCCGTGCTCGCGATGGCCGGCGACGATATCGTCATGGCAGACAATGCCCTCATGATGATCCATAATCCCTGGGATTGCGCTTGCGGCGACGCTGCGGACCTTCGCCGGGCGGCAGATAAGCTCGACATGATCCGCGATCAGATCGTCGGCATCTATGCCAAGCAGACAGGCATCGAAGCCGACGCGCTGATTTCCATGCTCGATGCCGAGACGTGGATGACGGCGGTTGAGGCCCTCGCACAGAATTTCGCCACATCGACCGAGGACGCGATCACCATTTCCGCGTCTTACGTCCAGCCATTCGGGTTCAAGCATGTTCCCGATAGCCCGCTCATCTCCGCAATGGCGATGGCGCGCACCACCCCGACGGCGCCCGCGCCTAAGACCAAGGACAACCTTATGAACCTCTATCAGACCCGCGCGGCGCTGGTTGCCGCGATTGCCAAGTTCCAGAAGGATGGCGGCACGCAGGACGAGATCGACAAGATCGTGAAATCCGCTGTTGCACTCGATGCGCAGGATGCGCTGCCCGCCACCGGCGCGCTGGCCCTGTCGCCCGCAGGCTCGCGCAATGGTCCGGCGACCGCGCTCACCACGGCCGACGTGCAGGCTGCCGTAGCTACCGAGCGTGCCCGCACCAGCGGCATCCGTGCGCTCGGCAAGAAGCACGGGATGGAAGATGCTTTCATCGACGAGCTGATCGCTGGCGACACCACGCTCGACGCAGCCCGCGGAAAAATCCTCGACAAGCTGGCCGAAGCTGGCGACAGCGCCAATATCGGCCACAACAGCCCGGCACGCGTGACGCAGGATGCTCGCGATAAGTTCGTCGAGGGCGCCACGAACTGGATTCTCGTCAAGGCGGGCGTCGCAAATCTGGTCGAGAAGGCGGCGGCCGCGCGCGGCGAAACCGTCAAGATTGATCCGGGCGAGTTCCGCGGCGTTCGCAACGTCGATCTGGCGCGCGAAGCTCTGTCCAACATGGGCATCAACTGCCAGTCGCGTGACCCCGAGGTCATCGTGCGCGAGGCGATGACAGCGCGCAGTGCCATCATCACCCAGACGACTGGCGATTTCCCGATCCTGTTCGAAAACGCGATCCACCGCACCCTGCAGGCAGCCTATGCGACCACGCCAGACACCTGGTCGCGCTTCGCTGGCATCGGGTCGGTTACGGACTTCCGCCCCCATACCCGTTATCTGCGCGGCAGCTTCGGCGCGCTGGACAACGTCAATGAGGCCGGCGAGTTCAAGAACAAGCCGATCCCTGATCTGGCAAAGGAGCAGATCAGCGCTTCCACCAAGGGCAACATCATCAATCTGTCGCGCCAAGCGATCGTAAACGATGATATGCAGGTCTTTTCGGGCCTCGCCGTCGACCTGGGCCGCGCCGCCAAGCTGACGATCGAGATCGACGTCTACGCTCTGCTCAACTCCAATCCGACCATGAATGATGGCATTGCGCTGTTCCATGCCAATCACGGCAACCTCGCCGGCAGCGGCGCGGCACCATCTGTGGCAGCGTTCGACGCGATCGACGTGGCGATGGCCCAGCAGAAGGATGTCAGCGGGAACGAGTTCCTCGAGATCGCGCCATCGGTCCTGCTCGTTCCGCGCGGCCTCCGCGGTGCTGCAATCACGGTGAACAGCAGCGAGTACGATCCGGATGCGGTCAATAAGCTGCAGAAGCCGAATATCGTGAAGGGCCTGTTCAGCGACATTGTTGCCTCGCCGCGCCTGACCGGCACCGCCTATTACTCCTTTGCCGATCCGCAGGTCGCACCGGCCATCGAGGTGGTGTTCCTGAACGGCGTCACCGAGCCTTTCACCGACAGCCAGGAAGGCTGGCGCGTGGACGGCGTCGAATGGAAAGTCCGTCACGATTACGGCGTCGGCGCCGTGAACTGGCGCTCCGCCTACAAGCAGCCGGGGGCCTGATCGCCTAGCGATCTCGGCGACTGATCGGGAGGGGCGGCATCGGCCGCCCTTTCCGTTTGCAGAAGGAGAAAACCGATGAAGTTCGTCAAGCTCCGGACGTCCGCTCATGTGAACGGCGTCCTGCGGCACCCCGATGAAGGGGCGTTGCATGTCACCAACGAGGAAGCCGAACGCCTGTTCGAGAATGAAGCCGCCGACGATGTCAGCGACGATTTCGATACGGAGCAGGAAAAGGCTGCCCCGAAGGATTCCATCACCACCGATGCGAAGCAGGCGGGCAAGTCGACCGCTGCCGCGAAGAAGGAGTAAGCCTCCATGGCTCGTAATTTCGTTCAGCCGGGCTCGACGATGACGTTCGCCGCCCCCTATGCTGTCGCTTCCGGCGCCGGCATGCTGGTGGGTGCCGTGTTCGCTGTCGCGCTCAATGCCGCCGCGATCAGCACACCCGTAGAGGGCAAGCTCGACGGCGTCTGGGATTTGCCCAAGGCCACTGGCGAAAGCTGGGTTGCCTTTACGACCAAGCTCTATTGGGACAATACCAATAGGCGGCTGACCAGCACGTCCAGCGGCAACATCTATGTCGGCATTGCCGTCCAGAATCAGGCATCCGCTGATACATCGGGCCGGGCCCGGCTTAACGGCACGGTCGCCTGACCATGAGCCTTCTGCACGCCGCAGCTCTGGACGCGCTTTTCAACGCGCCCGGATCTGCGGCGGCGGATTACGACGATGGCGGCGTGATCACTCCAATCCGCGTCATCCTGAGCCAGCCGGACGTTTTGGCCAACGGCGGCGCGGCCCAGATCGTCACCGAGACGATGATCATCGATATCCGCAAATCCGAAGTCCTGGCGCCTGCCTACATGGCGACCGTTCGCATCGGTATGCGCGATGATGATGGTGTTCTTGAAGTGTCGTCCACCTATCAGCTCATCGATGAGCCCGTTGGCGACGTCGAGGGCCTGACATGGTCGTGCGGCGCGCAGCTTGTGCCCGTTCCATGAAAATTTCAGCCGGGTTCGGCTTGGGCAAAGACGATCTGAAGAATATCGAGATCTCCATCGCCGGCGTCGCGACCGGCGCTATGGAAGATGCCGTCACCGGGCTGAAAAGCGAACTGCGCGGGCAAGTGCTGGAGGCCGGCATGGGCCAGCGCCTCGCCAATACCTGGCGCAGCAATGTCTATCCCGCTGCCTATGGCCGAAAGAGCATCAATCCAGCCGGTGTCGTCTGGTCCGCCGCGCCGCTCATTATCGACGCATTCGCTCGCGGGGCATCAATCCGCCCTGTCAACGGCTCTAAATATCTGTGGATCCCCACCAAGAACGTTCCGAAGCATCGCCGGGCTGGCAGTTACCGGTCCAATCTCAGCAAGCGCGCAGGCGGCGGCAGTTCCATGTCGCCGGAAGAGTGCGAGCTTCATTTCAACACCGAATTCATCGTGCGACCCGGCCGGGCCGGATCTCTGCTCGCCTTCATGGACCTGACCGCAGGGCTGAACACCAAGCGAGGCGCATGGCGGCGGGACACCGCCGGCCGGCGTCAGCAAGGTCGCCGCGCTCGCCCCGTGCTGATGTTCGTGCTGCGCAAAACGGTGAAGCTGCCGCGCCGGTTTGACATCGAAAGCGCCGCCAATCGCTGGGCGGCGAAACTGCCCGCGTTGTTCGAAGCGCGCTGGAGGTAGAATGTCCCTTAGGCTCCAGGTGCTCACCGCGCAGAAAGCGCTGATCAAGGCCGCCCTGCCCAACTGCGATTTTATCGGCCTATCCAACGATTCTGACCGTCCTGCCCGCATCTCCCCGCTGGGGACCGTCGCGATGCGCGACGGCGACCTGGGCGAGCCCGAGATCGATTTGAGCCCGCCGACATATCATTACGATCACCGCATTCCCGTCGAGGTCATGGCGGTCGCCAGCCCAAACGTCGATATCCGCGTACAGGTCGACGGCATGGCCTTCGCCATCGGTGAGGCGATCGCCGCCGACCGGACGTTGGGCGGCCTCTGCGTCTACGTCGACGTGACCGCGCTCGACATCGTGGATGTCGTCATTCCCGGCGGCCCTAGCCAGCTTATCGGCCAGTTCGACATCGTCGCTTCCTACCACACCACCAGCCCGCTGGGCTGATTTCACAGTAAGGAGTCTCCCATGGGTTATGGGCAGGGGATTAACGCCGTGTGCCACGGCGTGTTCGAAACCACCTATGGCACATCGCCGGCGAGCGGGTTCCGCAAGCTGCCGTTCGTCAGCAGCACGCTGGGCGAAGAGCGCCCGCTGATCGAGGATGATCAGCTTGGTTTCGGGCGCGAAGGGCTCGACCCGTCCTATGACGTCGCAACGAACGACGGGGATCTGGTCGTGCCGGTCGATCAGGCGGCAATCGGGTTTTGGTTGCGGGCAATGTTCGGTCCCCCTGCAACAACCGGCAGCGGTCCTTATACGCACGTCTTCCAGTCCGGCGCAGCCGCGCTTCCCTCCATGTCGCTGGAAATCGGCAATCCCGACGTGCCCTCCTTCTCCACACACTATGGTGCGGTCGCCAACCAGATGCGGATCGCCCTCGCGCGCAGCGGCATGCTGAATGCAACCATCAGCCTGATGTGCCAAGGGGAGACGGCCGAGGATGCCGCTTCGGCCGCTGGCACACCAACGGCGCTGACGGGAACGCGCTTTCCCCAAGCCACCGGATCCATCAAGCGCGGCGGCGTCGCGCTGGGCGCGGTTGTCTCCGCCGAAATTTCGATCAGCAACGGGCTGGATAAGGTCGAGGTGATCCGGGAGGATGGCCGGATTGACGGCGTCGTGCCCGGCGTCCTCGCGGTCGCCCTGACCCTGCGGACCCGCTTCAACTCCCTCCAGCTATTCAACGATGCCACGAACAAGACGCCGATCGCGCTGGAAGTGGGCTGGACCGACGGCGCGACCTCGCTGAAATTCGCTCTGCCCCGCGTGTTCCTGCCCCGCCCGAAGAAGCCGATCGATGGTCCGCGCGGAATCATGGCCGATTTCACGGCGCAGGCTTCCGGGGCAGGCGGGCACAAGGTCACCGCCACCCTCGTCAACTCAACCGCCACCTATTGAGGAGCGACATATGGCTGGAACCACCAAGGCGCCCAAGGCCTCCGAAACCCAGACAGAAATCGACCAGACGACCGGCAAGGACGCAACGCCTTCGGCCACCCCCCTTGCACCTGTCGTCGAAGCCCTGCCCACCTCCATCGATGCGCGCACCGCGGGAGACCTGCGCTCCCGACTGTCCGTCATCGACGTCAACACTGGCAAGGTCATCGACAAGGTGATCACGGCGGACACGGAAGCAGGCACAGTGACCCGCTTCGCCGTCGAGGATGGCAATCTCGTGCGCAAGAACGATCGCTTTGTCACCATCACCGAAGATCGTCCCATCCGCTTCGAATGGAGCGAGGAGGCTGCCGCCGAATGACCCTCGCGATCGATCTGGAAGCCGAACAGGACCGCTCGAAACCGTGGTGGTTCACCGTCTATCCGCCCATCGAGGCGGAAAAAGAGGAGGATTGCCGCCCGGCTGTCCGCGTTCTGTTCGCGCCGATCGGCCGCATCGCCCTGCGCGCTGCGCGGCGCGCGGCTGGCGAGGTCTACCTGGGCGCGGATCTTCCCGAGGATGAGAACGCCCCCGTCCCCGCCGAATTGATCGAGAAGGCGGGCGATGCCCTCAGCGACAGCCTGCTGATGGCCGGTATCATCGAATGGGAGGGAGTGGGCATCGCCGACACGCCCGTCGCGGTGACCCCGGAGCGACTGGCCCAGTTCCTTGCCGATCCGATCCGCTTCGAGCGGCTGGATCAGGCCTATGTGCAGCCCTTCGTGACGAGGGAACTGGAAAAAAACGGATTATCGCTCTCGCTGAATGGAAGTTCAGCGGGGGCGACAGCTACTGCAGGGACATCTGCCAGGCCCACAAAAAGGGCCGGTGCGAGCCGAACGAAGAAGAAGGCGTAAAGGGTTGTCCCTATGCCGCGAACGAAGCGCGGACTGAGGCGGGCGCAGGGGTATGGGACGTCGTATCCGGCTGCGGACGCCAGCTCCGCGCGCACATGGGCGGACCTTTTGCGCTCGATTTCAGCGCCGTCCTTGCGACGGGGCAGGCCCAACGGGTCGACATGAGGATGCTGGCCGAGACGCTACCGCATGTCGAGCATGCGGTGCTGGCGCAATTCCAACAGGAGGATGGTGATGGCGAAGCCTAGCATTGCAATCCGCCTGGGAACCGAGGGCGCTGCCGAGGTCCGCCGCGATGTGGAGAGCGTCGGCACAGCGAATGAGGCGGCGGCGAACCGGGCGAGAACGGCTTGGGACCGAGCATCGGCCGACATCGAGGCTGCACAGCGCCGGCAGGCGGCGGCGGCGGCGAAAATTGCCGCCATCGCGCCACAGACGGCGACGCAGATGCGGATCAACGACACGGTGGGGACCGGCTCGACACTGAACGAGGGGTCCGCCCGTGTTTCCGCCGCCGCTTTCCGTGAAGCCATCGCAGCGCAGGAAGAGTATGAGCGCGGGGCCCAGCGTCTGCGGGCGGCGCTCGACCCCGCCTATGCCGCCCAGATGAGATTCAACGCGGAAATGACGCAGGCGCGCACCTTGCTCGCAAATGGCGCTATCTCGCTGGACGAATATTCGAAGAAGCTGTGGCAGGAGCAGCAGGCGCTCAATGCCGCCAGCGCTGGGCAAGGTCGCGTCACCGCATCGTCTGGCGCGATGAAGGCTGGGCTTCAGCAGGCCGGTTTTCAGGTGCAGGATTTTCTTGTGCAGGTGAACGGCGGGACCGGCGCATTGCGCGCATTCTCGATGCAGGCTCCGCAGCTGATCGGCTCGCTACAGCTCATGGCCCACAATGCCGAGAACACAACCGGCAGGTTTTCCTCCTTCATGGGTCTGTTGGGCGGACCTTGGGGCGTCGCGTTGGGCGTCGCGATCCCGGCGGCGGCAATGCTGGCTGAAAAGCTGCTCGACGCGGGAAGCGCCGCGAAGGAGGCGCAGAAGGCCACCGACCAGCACAAAAATTCCATCGAGGCGCTCAACAAGGCGATGCGTCAGTCGATCCAGACCGCGCAGGATCGCGCCCGAGCGAGCTTTGTCGAGGCGGAGAGTGAACGGCTGGGCGCAGTCGCCACGCGGAACAAAACGCAAGCCCTGCTGGAGCAGGCGAAGGCGGTTGCCGAGCAGAAGCGCGGCGATGTGAAAATGTCCGCCCGCGGCGATTTGGTGAATCCGGGCTATGTCGCTGCGACCGAGGAGGTCGCTCGACTGGAGAAGGCCCTACAGGAAAATTCGGCGGCGCTGAAAACCCAGACCGAAACCGCGAATATCGCGCAGGGCCAGTACATTGCCCAGATCCTGCGCGACATGCGGACGCCAGAGGGGCGCGTAAACGAGCGGTACAACCAGCAGATCAATGCCATCGTCAAGGCAGGCGGTGAGGCCAACCAGCAGGCGGCGGCCATCAACCGGCTGGAAAATGCCCGCGCCGCCGAACTGAAGAAGATCGAGGATAGCGAGAAGGCGCTACGCCAGAGCGCAACAACCCGCCGCGACGGCGATGCTGCCACCACCAGCCAGGTCAGCAAGATGTTGATCGAGGCGTTCGGCGGCACCATCACGTCCACGACCGGCGGCAAGCATGTGAAGGGCTCCTACCATTATCGCGGTCAGGCGGTCGACTTTGTGCCGGCGGGCGGTATGGGCGCGATCAGCAAAGAACAGATCCGCGCGCTGGCGGAGGGCGCCGGGCTCCAGATCAAGGAACTGCTCGGTCCCGGCGACAAGGGCCACAATGACCATTTCCACCTCGCTTGGGCTGGCGGCAA